ATAAACGGTAAACGTGAGCTTAAAAACACACGTGATGACTGGTTTGATAAGTTATGGAACTTATACCCCGTAAAGATAGGTAAGAAGAAGAGTAAAGAAATCTTTTTAGCGTTAAAAATAGACGAGGAGATGTTTAAGTTTATATACAACAGTTTAACTATGCAAATTAAATACAAAGACTTCATGGACCGTAATAATAATTTCTATCCACAATTTAAACACTTAGAGAGATGGATAAAAAATGAAGAGTGGGACAATGAAGTACCTGATGTTAACCAAACTAAAATTGTAAACTTAAACAGATAATGGAAAGAGCAGAACTCGAAGAAATAGTTTTATCTAAACTATTAAGTAAGAAAGATTATTATTACGAACACTTTAACATACTTAGTCCTTCATTATTCGAAGTTCACTTTTATAGACAAGCTTTTATAATTATAGACAGTTATTTTCAGCAAGGAAAAACAGTCGATATGGTATCTTTAATTAATGAGCTAAAGAAAGAAACAGGATTGGACTCTACGTATCAAGTTAGTGTAATGTACACTAAAGATACTTGGAGTTACGATTTTGTTAATTCTGTAAATCAATTAATTAGTTTAAACAAATCTAACAGCTTAGACTTAGTAGTTAAACAGTTACACGAGATAGTTAAGAAAAAAGATATATCAGTAGACGAAGCAATATCTGGAGCAATAGAATCTTTAACAGCAATTAACGAAGACAACGTACAAGACTTACCTGATATACAAAAACAATTAAAAGATTTTGTAGAAGAAGTTGAAACAAACTCTAAGAACCCTGGATTAACAGGTATAACTACAGGGTTTAAAGAAATGGACGAACACACAGGTGGTTGGAAAAACCAAGACTTAATAATAGTCGGTGGTGCATCATCTATGGGTAAGACTAGTTTAGCTTTATCATTAGCTTTTAATGCTGTTGTATCTAACGTACCAGCTGTAGTTTTTTCATATGAAATGTCTGTAAACCAATTACTAACTAGATTGGTAAGCTCTAACTCTTCTATAGAAAATAAAAACTTATCATCTGGTACTCTACAGGACAATGATTGGAATGTAATGCATAAGTCAATAGGCAAGATGGAAAAAATGCCTTTGTATATTGATGAATGCAACAACACCAGCCTTAGATATTTGTTGAACAGAATTAGAAGATATGTAATAAGTAAGAAGGTAAAACTTGTTATGATTGACTACCTACAGCTTGTTAACAACTTTACAAAAGGAAGAAGCAGAGAGCAGGAAGTATCACAAATCGCTAGAAGTTTAAAAAATATTGCAAAAGAATTAGACATTTGTGTTATAGCTTTATCACAATTATCTAGAGGTGTAGAAAAAAGACCTGGTTGTAGACCTACTTTAGGAGATTTAAGAGAGTCAGGAGAAATAGAACAAGCTGCTGATACAGTTGTATTAGTCTATAGACCAGAGTATTATGGCTTTACTGCTGATGAGAACGGTAACAATGTAGCAGGGTTAGCAGAAATTATATTTGCTAAAGGTAGAAACGTAGGAATAGGTAACATTTTCTTGCATTTCAACAGTAAATTAACTAAGTTTGTAGACCCCAATATGGACACTAATTATCAGAAGTTTGAAAGATAAAGATGTAAGCAAAAAGGTAGCAAAAGATTTAAACATATCTGTAGCTGTTGTTGAAAAAACATTATCAGCAACCTTCAATCAAATTAAACTTTTAATAACAAAGAAAGAGAACATCCTACTAAGGGGGTTCTTTAAGTTTGTTACATCTAAAAGAAAAACCTATAAAAAACCTGACAAGTTAAAAGTTGAACAAATAATTAAACTACCAACAAAAAAATGAAACCAAACATTATTGTAGTGGGAAAGAGTGGCTCAGGTAAGTCATCATCCCTTAGAAACCTCAATCCAGAAACAACAGCTGTATTGAATACAGAGCGTAAGCAATTACCATTCAGAGATGCTAAAAAGTTTAAGAATGTACATATTCCTGACCTTAATACATACAAATTAGCTTTTAAAAAAGCAGTTGAGTCTAAAGAAATTGATACTATCGTAATAGAATCATTCACCTCATTAATTGAGATGATATATAGAGAAGCTGATATAAGATTTAAAGGCTTTGATGTCTGGGGATTCTATAACAAAGAGATAGACAATGTCTTAAACATGAGTAAGAACACCAACAAGAATGTAGTATTCTTAGCTATAGACGGTGTTTACGATGGAGAAGACGGGGTTCAAGAAAGATTTGTAGCTGTAGATGGTAACAGATGGAAGAAGCGTGTAGAGAAAGAGTTTGTACTGTGTTTATTTACAGACAATCATTACTCTAACGATGAAGTTAAGTATAGATTTAGAACACAATCCCAAGGTAAAGATTCTGCAAAGAGTCCTATGGAAATGTTTGAAGAACTATACATAGACAACGACCTTGCACAGGTTATTACGAAGTGCGAAGAATATTATTCATAAACATAAAAAAAGAAACATGTTTAAAAACCTCAATGACGTAGAGTTATCTACAAGAACTAAGTACATCACAGCAGGTGTACACAAAGTAAAGATTACTAAACTAGAATCTTCTACTAAATCAAATCCTTCAGCTAAAACACCATACCTAGAATTCCACATGGAAACACCAGACGGGATGGAAGGTAAGGCTCGTATATACGGAGATAGAGATGGGCAAACAGAGAAAGCGGCAGACTATAAAGCAAAGATGCTTAAAGAATTGTTAGTTTGTGCAGGTGTTACTGACTTTAGAGACAATAACAAAGCATGTATGTCTGCGGTAGGAGGTGTACTAAAAGCTGTATTTGCTACAAGAGAATACTGGACAAATGATTCTGAAGGTATGCCTGTTATAAAGTCTATAGCAGACTACAAGTTCGCTGCTGATGCTAATAAAGATTTAGCATTTGAATCTTCTTGGAATAAGAAACTAAGTCCTGAAGACCTAAGAGCATACAATGACGCTGTTCAAATGGCAAATTCTTCTACGGCAGATACTGCAAGTGATGGTGCACCTAACGATATGCCATTTTAAATTAATATCAGGAGGTAAGCCGTCTTATCTCCTGCATATTATTATATGAAACATCTAGCAAAAATTATTAACGGTAAGTTTATATATACTAATCCTAAAAAATTAGAAAGCCAGCTCAAAAGGTTGGATGATACTAGCGTCATAGTTGAAGTATATAAACATATACCAAAAAGAAGCGGAGCATTGAATCAATACTATTGGAAAGTTGTAGTCTCTATATTGGGAGATGAACTAGGATATAGCAAAGAAGAAATGCATGAAGTGTTAAAAGCTAAGTTCCTATACAAGAAAGAAAAGATAGGGACTGAGTGGGTAAAAATATCTAGAAGCACTACGGACTTAGGTAACAAAGAGTTCATAGATTTTATAGATAAAATTAAAATATTTGCCAGCATGGAGTTATCTATTTATATACCAGACCCAAACGAAATATGAAAGAAATATTTATACCATTAAATGTACCATCTAGCAAGAACAGCAAGCAATGGACAGGTAAAATGCTGATACACAGCAAGACAACAAGAAACTACATTAAGAATTCAAAGAAAGACTATATACACGGTAAAGAAGAGTTCGATAAACTACTAAGTACCAAGGCGGGAATCGACCCATACATTTATCCCATACATATAGACATGTACTTTGTAAGAAGTAGTAAGCGTAAGTTTGATTATATAAATCCAGCTCAAACAGTGCAAGACCTTATGGTTAAGTGGGGTTGGATTGAAGATGATAACTGCGACATCATAGTACCACATTTTAGTGGATACCATGTAGACAAGGAAAACCCAGGAGTAATTATTAAAATCTTATAAAATGGTTAACAAAAAGAATTACGTATACAACGCAATGTATTTAGAATACTTGCATGAAACTACTACTACAATTGTTGTAGCAAAATTTGGTGATGATACTTTTTTAGTAAAGGGAGATGAAGATAAAGGCTTTACTGTACCAGCTTTAGCATACTACCTAATTGCACACCAAGAAGTAGAAGGCATGGTTAATCAAATGCTTAACACTTTTAGCGACGAAGACTTTTGGAAAGAAAAAAGAGAAGAAGCACTAGTAGAAATCACAAAACTAACAATTGAAGAAACAAAAAATGAACTTAACTAACAACGATATTATTACAGACGATAATTACTTTCAAGATAAGGAGTATATATCGAGTAGTATGATTAAGCAGGCCCTAGAAGGTAGCAAAAAGCGATTCGACTACGCTATGAATAATAGCATAGAAAGCGAGGCAATGCTTGTAGGGTCTGCTTTTCATCACATGATGTTAGAGCCTGATACTTTCAGTAAATTCTACGCTTTTGAACCAGCAGTAGATAGAAGAACTAAAGCAGGTAAAGAATATATAGCAGAATGGAAAGAAGAAAACAAAGACATTCCTAATTCTATTCCAGGTAAGCATGAATCTATGCTTATGGCAATGCAGGAAAGCCTTAATGCTCATCCATTATATAATAAACTTATAGTACCTGACGAAGGTAGTAGAGAAGAGATAGTTTTATTTGAGCTTCACGATGTTAAGTGTAAAGCAAAAATAGATTATCAAAACAAAGACTACATAGTTGATATTAAAACATGTAGTAGTGTCAAGACCCTTGACGTAGTTGAATCTATTAAGAAGTATTTATACCATGTACAAGCAGCGTTCTATCTAGAGTCTAAAGAAGAATTTAAAAAGTTCTACTTTATATTTATAGAAAAGAAAGCACCTTATGATGTATTGATAATAGATTTCCAAGGAGGTTTAGAAGACGGAAGAAAGTGTATCGAAGCAGGTATAAAGAATATACAAACGTTTAAAGAAGCACCAAGCAAAGAACTAATCTACTCAGCGTTTAATCAAATAGTTACTGTATAATGGAAAAGGTATTTGTTTATGGAACTTTAAAAGAAGGATTCTCTAATCATTTTATTTTAAGAGAAACAGTTAAAATAGGTTCTGGTTTAACTAAGAAGAAGTATGCTATGTATAGCCATGGCATACCTTTTTTAGTTGAGAACGAAAAGGTAAGTAAAATAACAGGTGAGTTATACATAGTAGATAAAACTACATTTGAAGTGCTTGACATGTTAGAAGGACATCCGAACTGGTACATAAGAAAATTAGTATCAGTTAATATTAAAAACGAAGAGCATAAAGCGTGGGTATACTTTAACAAGAAACAAGGACAATTAATAAAATCAGGAAACTATGCAAAGACCTACTGAAATGCCTTGGACACAAGCGCATAAAAATATAGATAAACAAATAGAATCACCTAGCTGTGTAATAGCTATTAAAAATGTTTTTAGAAAAGCATACATAAAGCATAGTATACAAGTAGAAGATTTACACACCAGAAGAAGAAGGTTAGTAGATATTAACATGATAATTGCATCTGTAATAACAGACCAATATAGAAACCTACCACTAAAAACTATTGGTAATCTATTTGATAAACACCACGCTACAATTATACATTACAAGAAGTTGTATGAAAATGTATTATGTTCTATACCAGAGTATTTTTTATTATATCAGGAGTTAACAGACCTGTGTGTGTATGAGAAGTACGGTATTATACAAGATGTAGTAGGAAAAAGTAAGATAGATTTAAAGAACGAATGTTTACGGTTGATGGCTGAGAACAGGGAATTATCTACTAAGCTGGAAGCAATTAAAAACTTAGCTAATGCATAGTAAATTAATTTATCTAAATACAATTACCTATAAAGTTATACCTTATGGTAAAAGAAACGGAGTTAAAGTTTTGTTAGATAAAAAATATATTTTAAAAACAGAACGTCATATATCTATAGGTAAAACTATAGAAGATTTAAAAGACACGATGTATAACGATACCTTACACAAAAAATTACATAATAGTAATTCAACAAAAACAGGTTGTGAGATAGAAATTATAGAAGTTGTCCCAATATCTGACCATGGGTTTACTAATGCAAGATTTGAAAGTATACGAGAGTAAGCTACGTGAATGCTACACTATTGTTATTAAGGGGTTTAAAGATTTAATTATCAGAGACCCCTTAATTATTAATTAAACAAACTGAAATGATAAACATACTACTAAGTGCTATACTATTCTGTTTAGGTTATATAACCTGGACAACATTCAAGTACAAACAAGAAATAAAGAAAAATGAAAGGATTAATAAAAGGGATTATAGTTGTCGCCAAAAAAAGAAACACAAATCTAAAGGTTATAAAAAGATTTCTAAAAATAAAATACCAGATAACAGTCAGCCTAAAAATTCTAAAAAAAAGACTGAGATATGAAGAGTAGTTTAGTTGTCTTCTTAGAAGAATTCGGAAATTGGTGGAAGGTTCAGGATACTCCAACCATTAAAAATTATGTAGAGTATAAGATAGAAAAAAATGAGCTGGATGATTTATCTCTCAACAGAGACAGTTTATTAAAGATAGATGAACTATTAAAAAACACGCATGGTTAAACACAAGAAAGTATATACTACATTTTTTAATTTAGATGTAAGTGACCACATTCTTTGTACCAATTGTGGACAAGTTGCAGTAGACATTCATCATATAAACCCTCGGGGTATGGGGGGTTCGGCAAAGGACTATATAGAAAACCTTGTAGCATTATGTAGGAAGTGTCACAATACGGTTGAGTCAAGTACATATGAAAATAAGCAAGTAAGGATTAAACATTTAAGACTTGTGCTATATAAATTAGAAGGTAACTAATCACTACCTTCTATTTTTTTTACAATCGCAATATAAATAAACGGTATATACATCTGTAATTCGTATTGGTCGTAGTTTATATCTGGCTCAAATGTACGGAAACCTAATAAGCACCCCCAATAAATACCTAACTCTATAGTGTAACTATATATTATAAGTTGTAATAATACTCGCATTGCATTCCATTGTTTTTATGCCATATAAATGCATGAGCTCGCTTAGTAGTAGATAAGTATCCACTATCATCGTGCCATTGGTCAGTAGGCGACATACTACCAAGATGTCTTACGGCTATACCGTTCAACTCTTCTACCTGACCCATTATGTTTGTTTTTAAGCTATGTAGATGACCTCTATGGACTTCAATGTGTTTCACTGCACTCCAAACCTTTCTAAAGCGTTGAGAGATAACAGACGCAAGGTTTTTGTAATTCTTTACTCTATGCCCGTGGTCAAATATTAATAGACACTCACCGTATACATAACCCTTCATTAATGGTCTGGAGTTATCTACAGTTATATGTTCTGTTTTTTCGTATAAAGCTTCTAATGCATCCCCCATGTGTAG